CAGTGGTAGCAAGTGTTCGTGCTGCAGTATAGGCCAAATTTTTCCAAGATGTTTCTGTAAATCCAGCTTTCTGCATTGCTTCAAATGCTGATGGAAGCGTTGATAATGTATTTCCCAAGGCGCGCCATTCTTTCCTGATATTTGTAAACAACTCGGCTGCTCTACCAATCATGCTTTCATATGAATCCCATGTATGATCTATTGTCTCCTGAAATTCATTTGGCATTAGGAAAGCAAGCTCGACACCTGTATCTGTAACTGTGGGCTCAATCCTTCCCATAGAAGCCTGTGATTCCAGTTTCAATGGTTTTATATGTAACCATAATGATTGGTCGCCGGTGTATTTGTATGTTCTTGGACTTCTGAGTATCATCTTTACCTCTAAACTATATCGTGTTCCTATGTAATATATAATTCAATGTCATTCCGCCTGTTATATCTACCGGCGGATTGTATTGTCCACTGATACCTGATGGTGTTGAAGATGCACCTATAGCTGTCGGTGGAAGCACGCCGGCCGTATTTGCCGCAAGATTATTTACAGCATTGGCTGTATTGGCTGCGTTCATCGCCTGCATATTTGCAATAGCGGCGGCCGCCTCATTTTCAAGAGCTCCTGTCCGGGCTACAGCTCCTTCCCCGGGCGCTCTGGACAACTCACCAGCAGTCAACGGCGCACCCTTGTAACCTTCTCTTTTCGCCATGGCCTGAATTAGCGTATTAAGTTCCGAATCACTAAGGCTGGCTATCGACCTACCGGCCAGCCCCGGAACTAATTCTCCACCATATCCACCGCCACTCCATTGTCTCAATCTTTTGTCAACTGACATATCACCGCTTCGGGTCGCGAGAGCTTCTTTCATAGCTCCCCATCCCTCGCCCGGAGAATTAAACATCAAAAATGTGCCGCCATCTAATGCTTTAACTCCACTATCTTTCGCACGACCAGCAGCAATAAGTTTCTTGCCAAAATTGGTTTGTGATTTAATGTTACCCGGATTGTTCAATCTGGATGCGGTTGTGCCGGCTGAACTGGGCGGAATAATTCCAGCATGAGCTTCAGATGCCCCCAATGCTTTTGCGGTTTTTTCAACGACAGCTTTCCCCATATTTGATGCTTTATTTATAGCTGCACTTGCCGCGCCGGATCCCTTTTCCAGCATATCATAGGCCTGCTCTCTGCTTAACATACCCATAGAAATCATAGATATCATTCCAGCGAACCAACCTAAAAGACCTCCTCTTTCCTTTTCCTCAAATCTCTTATCTAATGCACCTCTATCTATTTTTTGTCTATGATAACCCGTTTTTCTTTCCTGATCAAAGAACCAATCCTTCAACTTGTCTAACGCTTCAATTCCTATCTTCGCGTCCTTAATTTTATCTCTTGTTTCTTCTGCCCAATCCGCAGCTTTGTCACCCAAAAAATAATCCATAGCAATGCCGCCTATTGCCATGCCCCACGGCCCTAACGGCGCTCCCAAAAGTACACCAAGTGCTGTAGCCCCTCCACGACCAGTAGCTCTAGCAAGCGATCCGGATTCCAAATATTCAAGACCACCTGAAATAAGACCTCCAACCACAGGCGCTTTGCCTAATGGGCTACCCTTAGCGATCCTTAAACCTTTTGTTGCAGCTCTTTTATACCATGGCGCTTTTTTAGCTGCTTCACCAGCAGTTTTTCCACCAGCAGTAGCCAGTGCTCCAGCACCACCAGCACCAGCTGTTTTAGATCCACCTTTTCCTGTTTTCTCAGTTTTCTCCCCTGGCGCCGGCTGATTTTTACGGAGTATTGATGGAACCGCTGAGATAAGTCCTCTCCTAAGTAACCAATCTCCAAGTGCACCAGCAATTCTCATCGGTATAGATATGAGTGAAGATGCTAATCCACCTAAAAATAGTAATGCGCTCATCCACCACTTTTTACCTTCTTTGCCAGATTTTATAATTTCTTTCTTGACTTCGGTTGTTTCCTGTGCACCCTTTCTCTCCCAGCCACCAGCGAGCCCATCTTTAATCTCGTCCAGTTTTTCTACTGTTTCCTCCGTAGCATCTGCTGTTCTATCCTCTGGTGGTTTTGACGGGCCCTTCCTGAATATACCAATCAGTTCACCAACATTTCTAATAGCAGCATAACCAGCTTTTAACCCGGCCATAGCCAAATCAACATACTTTGCAAGAGGGCCGAGAATCTCATCAAACATCTGTCTTGCGTGATCTTTTAATTTTCCCCAAAAATCTCTGGCAGCATCCATAAACTTAGTGCCAAGAAACTTCGTCCAGACATCGCCCATTTTTATAACAGCTTTGCCCCACCACCTATCATACCAAGCCTTTATCATCGGTGGTTCTATACCCATTGCTTTTGCTGGGGCAACGCGTATTCTTTCATACTTTGCAAACCATCTGTCAATAAATCTTTCAAATCCCGTCAACATACGGCCGGGGTCGATTGACTTAGCCAACAATTTAGATTCAGTATATCTGGTTGTTTTTATCTGCGTGGAAAGTTGTCGAATAGTATCCTGTAACTTTTTGGCAGAAACTTTATCAGATTTCTCCTCAGCTTTGCGAAGATCAATCTCAGCTTTCAACTGCTGGTCTTGCAGTTTTTCGATTTCTTTACCAATCTTTTTGTCGATATCCTTGAATGAATCAACAAGAGACTGACCCACCTTCCTGAGTTCAGGCAATTCTTTCAAGGCATATAAAGGAACTTGTGGTATATTTGGTGTAGCCATTTTTACTCCATTACTTTACATTCATCTTTGCAATCGCTAAATTATCCTTCGCTGACTCGGCTTTCTGCTTCATATCCCTCATTACCAGACCCACATATGCCTCACGCTCAAAGTCTGGTAATAGTGTGCTCTCCTGCAGGCTGATGCCCGCTCTACTCGATAAAACAAATTGATCTTCAGTTATACTTTCAATACTGAGACCAGAACACACTATGTGGATTAGGAGAAAAAATCTTCCAGCGGGATTTCCCTCCTCTCCTCGGTTCCGCAATGAGGACATTTGGCTGTGAATGCAAATTCCATACCGAAATCGTTTTCTTCATACCATTTGTTTATTTTTTCATATTCAAATTGAGTAAGATTTTCAAGTAAAAATACTTTATCTTCTACACTCACGTCCTCTCTGCCGTCAGGTGTTATGATAGACTTTATTCCCATCGCGGTTGAGAATGAAATACTCTCCACTCTCTTTTTTATCTCATCTTTCAAACTTCCCACAAGACGCTGAGCAGCTTCCTGCATTTCCCTTGTGAGGGGTTGCAACTCTACAGCGATGTTATCCCTGAGTTGAATAACATTCCACTTATCCAATTTCGGAGCTTCGGGTAAAGCTTCTGTTTGAGAAACAGGTGTCTCCGTCACTGGTTTTGCTTTTTCCACTGCTATTTTTTTCTTCGATGCAGGTTTTTCAGGCTTCTCTACCTTCTTAATTTCAGGTGCGCCATTCATCAGCGCAAGCCTCTTTTCTATAGAGAGCGTCTTTAGTGGTAACTGTGTAAGATCAACCTGCTGAACAAATTGAGAATTACAGTCAGTATTCTTACAAACCGAAGAATATATATATGAGTTACCTTTGGATATCTTCCTCAATTCTACCAGAAGAAAAAATCTATCCTGTAAATAACATTTCTTCACATCAAAATCTTTCGTGACTACACATTCGTTTATCAGAGTGTCAAGAATTTCTTCTATCTTCTCTGGATTTTCTGCTGCCTCATAGAGCAACAACCTTTTCATTTGTCCTGTAGTAATAGGCTTGATTTGCAATTCCTTACCACTACCGGGCAACGCCGTGTCAAATTGAAATACATTTAGATAATTTTTAAATGACATATTATCACATCCTCCTTATGTCGCTTTCCACCTTAATACCGGGAAAGTATTTGGTATTATTCCTACTGCGCTCTCAGCACCCTGAGAAACCACACTTCTCGCACCCTGCTTGAGATACTTTTTGAGAGTGCCTTCTTCCTGTTCGTAAACCATAAAATACTGAAAAGCAAAAGTTATATCAGTCGTGGCTATACTGTTATCATCATAACTCAATCCAATACCACCAATGGATCTGGGCCACGCGCCGTAAAATTTATACACGGCGACGGTCTGGCCTGTATTATCCAAAAGGTGTGCCTCTTGATCGACCATATAATCAATAGGTCTTGAAACTATGTTTGTCTGTGGGTCGTGCATCAAATCGTGCCATTCCCTGATTTTCCTTACAAACTCGCCCCTTTGGTCAAGATAAAATGTTACAGACCAATCATCAAATGTTTGCTTGCCGGCAGCTCTGAATGTTGAGCCCATCCAATGTGTTTGCTGTTCACCAAATGTAGATGATGGCAACTGTGTAGATTTTACATAATAGGCCCATTTCTTTGTATCATTATTCATCCCCGCAATATTGGCCGCGGCGGGAATGGCCAGCTCCGATGCTCCCCTTCCAACTTGTTGTATGGCTTCCGGGCTTCCTAAATCCATTCCGGGATTAACTTGTTTCAATCCTCCCATAAGGCCACCTTCTAATACCTGTGTCCAACCCGGCCAATTCAATCTAATATAAAAACTGTGGGCCTTTTGTCCGCCATCCATATTTGCTCTATATTCATCTATACTAAATGGGGCTTTCATTAGAACCTCCTCAATACTCTATTGATACCGCGCTTCATAGTTTCAGAGAGAATAAATGCGGTTTCCGTCGGTTTTACAGTATAGTATCTGTATGAAAAAGTTATATCCACTGTTGCAATATCTTCAGATCCATAATCAAACCCTACCTGTCCAATAGTTTTCGGCCACGCATCCACAAGAGTATATGCTAGCATAGTCTCTCCGGTATAATCAAGAAGATGAAGCTGTTGATCCACCACAACATCCTTCCATACACGGCGGTCACCCGTATCCATATTAAGTATACCATCGTGCCACGCAAGAAATCTTTGTAGAATTTCTCCTTTAGCATCTATATTGAATGTTATCGTCCAATCATCAAATGTTCGTCTTCCGGGCAATTTATAATCTGTTATTTGATAGGGTATTGGTATTTCTTCAAAGTTACTTGAAGGTAAACTGGTTGACCTTACAAAATACGGATAAAAATCTCTTGCGGCATTCATACCAAATGTCGTAAGAGCCATTTTAATACCAGTTTCCAAATTCTGTTTTAACATCTCTTGATAATTCTGCTGTGTAGATGAACCTATAAATCCTCCTACCGCCGCACTATTATCCGGCGAAGTTATTTTAGATGAACCTTTTCCTATATTGGTAAAGTTAGGAAAATTCATCAGGACGAAAAACAAGTATTGTTTTAATCCACCATCAAATCTTGTTTTATAAGTGTCTATGTCAAAACTGAATTTAGGCATCGTATTCTCCAAATGAAAAAGGGGCCTGAAGTACCCTTCAGACCCCTTTTTACAAGTCCATTAGCTCTCTGCTAAGCGTGGTACATTGGAATATAGGAAACTAAAACCTATTATCCAAATGTCGGTGTATTACCATATTTAATTTTATCCATAACATGATACACATATGCGAAAGTTACATCGAATGTTGCAACTTCGTTATTCATGTAATCCAATGAAATCTGGCCAATCATCTTCGGCCAAGCACCCACCAATTTATATCTTGCGATAGGATCGCCGGTGTAACTGAGAAGTTCCATCGACTGATCTGCTAAGATAGAGGGCACATCAGCGTAGATGTTCGTTGTCGGATCGTGTATCTGTCTCTGCCAGTTGTAATATGCTTCTTGCACTTTTGCATCAATGTCCAAATAAAAGGTGCAAGTCCAATCAGTGTATGTATATTTGCCCGGAATCTTATATTCGTGACCCTGCCAGTTCAACGGAATTTCGTCTATTGATTGATCAGGAACAGTAGTAGACCTTACAAGGTAAACTGTCTTTTCCACATCTATTGGAACAGAGGCTGGAAATCCTGGCTTCATATAAAACAGATAGGCTCTTGCGCCACCTTGAAATTGTGCTCTGAAACTGTCTATGTTAAATCTTGGCATTGTTTATACCTCTCTTGTTATTTATGCTCCAGCGCCAGTCAATTCTGTAAATGACGCGCCTGTTTTTGTGGCCACAAAGTTCAGAACAATATATTCTGCTGACCTTACGGGCTTAATGTAAATGTCACACCACAGTTCATTTCTGTCGATTCTTTCAGCTGTGTTGTTTGAAGAATCACATATAAGAAGATACTCATAGATACCCCTTCGTGACCTTACATCTCTCAAGAACGGCTCAATCATATTAATCAGAAGAAGTCTTGTAAGATCGTCATTTGGCTCAAAGAGGAAGTATCTGCACGCTGTGCTGATAGCTTTCTCAAGAACCATAAAGAGCCTTCTTACATTGATTCTATTGAATGCTGATTCTTTATTAAGCAGTGTTTTCTGACCCCATACAACCTTGCCCTGTCCAGCAAAGGATACGATAGGATTGATACCATTCTTATATAGAATATCCCTTTCGCCCAATGTTGGGTTCCAAGCCAATCTCCTTACATTACCAAGAAGGGCTCTGTTAAGACCGGCTGGTGCGAACCACGGGTCTGAAATATTGTCTGTGTTTGCATAGACACCAGCGACGTGTCCTGATGCTGGGATCCATCTGTATTTTCCATTCCACTTGTCATAAACTTCAAGCCAGTTTGCGTAAAGAGAAGCGTAGCTTGTATTTTCGTTTAGTGTGTTAAGTCTATAATTCCTGATATCTGTTGCTTCGTTGCCGCTGTTGTTGACGGCATCACCATACAGACAATCAAGAATAGCGACGGAATCTTTTCTGGTTTCACAAAGAGTAACCATATAGCTTTTTACGGTGGTTGATTTGTTAGCGTCGATGAAAAGATTTACATCAATTTCTTCGGCGTTGGAATACAAATCAAGTGATTGCTCGATGGTTGCATCCAATACGCTGTCACCATTGTTATCCTGTCCACCACCAAATGTCTGCCATGCACTTGTAGAAATCGTAATAGCACCGTCGATTACAGCATCATTCATAGCAATTCTAATATATGAGCTTTGCTGATTGATTACAATCGGTGCATATTTTGCGACACCGGAATCATCAAGTCTTGCTTCGACGGTAGATACATTCCAGACTTCCTTCGTGGTATATGATGTTTCACTCTGTTCCATTGCTTGCACAAGGATCAAGAAATCTTTAGTGTCTGTAAGCGGACTGTCAACGGCTGCAAGAGCTTCGTATGTTGTCCAATCTGAATGGCCGCCGGATGAGATTTCGTTATAAGTGGTATAGTCTATCACGGCTATCCTGATATTATTTCCCCATGCTCCTCTTGAATTAGCGATGATATAGAATGGGAATGTACCCGAAACAGTTACTTCATCATCAAATTCATCAGGATCACCACTTGTAAAATCTGATAGTTTATAGGCATCAGCTGTCGTAAATGCTGTGAATGTGCTTATAGCACCGCTGGCTGCTTTCGTTCCAGCAAAGGTAGCTGATACAGGCATTGCTCTTGTGCAATAAAGAGCGTTACCATATCTCAGATATCCTGTTGCGGCAAGCATATCCTGATAACAATTTGCTGTGCTTGTTGGTTTTCCAAATGTGTCAATAAGATCGTTGACCGTCGTGATTAGCTGTTTATGTGGTTTTTCGGGCCCCTTGTAGGTATCCCTCAAAACAATAACACCGATAGATGTAGCTACAGCGGGCACAGTAGTAGTCAAATCTATCTCATTAACATCAACCAATGGGCTAAGATAAAATGCCATTTTCTATATTCCTCCAGTAGAGATATTCGTTCCCTCAATATCTATTTATATTATTTATACGATTTTTATCAATAATTAATCT